GCTAAAAAGAAACGGAAGTAGAATTTGGACTGCGACTAGATATGGATATAGCAACGACGGAAATTGGAGCCCCATAGCATGGTCTGCTTCTTACATAGATAGTCCTAATACCACAGGCACACTTACGTACAACTTTGCTATTCATTCTGAAGGTGGGGATTTACGTCACAACGACGACGACGGAGGCGTACCAGGTTTCGGAGGTAGAGAAGGTGCAATCACGACAGTTATGGAAATACGCTAACACAAGGTAAGATTCGACATGGCAACATCAATTAATTTGCGAGGAAATTCGTCTAACACAGGAGAGTTTGTACTACAGCCTACAAGCACCGGGTCCAACGTAACTATAGATCTTCCCGACGAAACTGCACAACTGCTTACGGCTGCTAGCAATCTATCAGCAGAAAATTTCAACCAACAGATTGATCCGTCTCAGATGCCAGCAGGGTCAATTATACAAACCAAACAAGAAGTTTCAACATCTAGAACACGCTGGAGCTCAGGAACAAGAAATGTTGATCCAAATATAAGCATAACGCCGCAATTTTCGAACAGCAGAATACTGGTAACGCACATGGCAGGAGGAATGGTCGAGGGTGAGGCACGTTCTATTGGCTTTGGTCTAGAAAGAAATGGCAGTTTTATTTGGGCGTCAAGTAGATACGGATATCACTTTAACGGAAATTGGAATTATGTTCCTTTTCACTGTTGTTATGTAGATTCTCCAGGCACAACAAGCGCAGTTACCTATCAATGGGTAGTATCTAATGAAACAGCCAGTGATATGAGACACAATGGCGGCGACGGCAGTTTTTGGGGAGGCACACAACAAGCTGTTACTGTGGCAATGGAAATTAAAGGATAACTAAGGATTCAAAATGACAGATATCAGACTACGAGGTAACGCAAGTGGCAGTGGAGAGTTTTCCATAACTCCTGAGTCGTCTTCGTCGAACAGAACTATCAACGTGCCGGATCAATCTGGAGAGTTATTAACTAATAATAGCAGTTTTAGCATGCAAAACACTACTGGCGAAATTCCTGTGGATGCTTTACCTACGGGTTCGATAGTCCAGGTAGTACAAAATGTGTCTACTAGTCGATCTAGAATTACAGGCAGCGGTGGCCCCACACCAGTTGAACCTGGTATAGATATAACTCCTCAGTATTCAAACAGTCTAATTATGATAATGCACACAGCCGGCGGGATGATAGACGGCGGTGACGGTGACAGTCAAGGATTTGGCCTACAGAGAAATGGTTCTTTTATTTGGAGAAACAGTCGGTATGGATACACTTCAGAAGGAAATTGGGTGCCTATTCCTTTTCACGCACGAGTCATTGATTCGCCAAATACCACAAGCTCGGTGAATTATAGATTTTACATGGCAACAGAAAGTATAAGTGATTTTAGACACAACGACGCCGACGGTGGCATGCCAAGCGGATTTCCCGACGGCGCAGACGATGCTGTAACAATCGCAATGGAGATTAAGCAATGATTAAAGTAGATTATTTTGATGCAATAGAAAGCCTCTGCCCGGGTGCTAACTTTTCTATGCAAACACACGAAGACGGAACTAGAGAAATAACTTGGAATTCTCCGGACATTCCTCAACCAAGTCACGGAGAGATACTCAAAGAACTAGAAAGACTTCAAGCAGAAGAACCAAAACAGGAAATCAGAGAGTTAAGAAATAAAAAATTAGCAGAAACTGACTGGATAGTGATTCAAAGTAAAGAATTAAATATCGAAATTCCAAACGAATGGAAATTATACAGGCAGTCTTTGAGAGATATTACTACTCAAGTCGGTTTCCCGTCTGCAGTAGAGTGGCCTACACTTCCTAAATAAAATCAAAACTTGACACAAAAGCATAAATTTCTTATAATTAATAAAAAGAGGATTTATGCTTTTTTTTACAAAATCAAAAAAAATAACAGTTGACTTTTTTACAAATAATTTTTCGGTCTATGAAAATTTTCCTATAAAACACGGAAGGAATTTTATTCCTGAATGGTGGAAAAATATTGAAACCAAAAAGTATGATAACAACGAAATTCGTCCGGCAGCCATATTGCCAACGTTGAAACGGTGTCCTGGCATGATTAACACATATAAAGAAAGCTTAATCATGCCTTTATGGACAGAGATAGACATTGTAATGCATAATAATAGCACCTGGACAGGGGCATGCAGCGACAGAAAGACAGAAATAAGCACACATCCTTCATATCAATACGGAGATTACTTGCCTCACGATAGATATACTCATCTAAAAATTACAAGCCCGTGGTATGCATGCGAAAAAAAGGGAATAAATTTCGTTGTTGCACCATGCAGTTGGGACAACCAATTACTTTTGTCTACATATTTTATCCCGACAGGTATAAGATCATGGAAACATACCTGCAGCACTAACATACATGGCTTCATTCGCAACCACGAACATTCACTAAATTTACACGCAGGAATGCCTATTGTTCATTTCTATCCAATGTCTGAAAAAAAAATAGATATAAAATGTCATTACGACCCTGATAAATTTAAACAGTTAGGAGAAAATACTCCAGATAGAATAAGTTTTTCTAGTTCATATTATAAAAAAATGCGTTTAGATAAAAGAAGAAAGTTTTGATATGGTTTGAATTTTTGCTTGATTTACCTTTTTATTCAGAGTATTCTTCACACCATAATGCAAAGGCTTAGGCCATGCTAAATACGAAACCCAAGCATAGCCGTTGTGTTCATGATTTAAAACAGGTTGAAATTCCTCATTGACTACGCACATGTAGGTGTGATATTCAAACGCACCGTCTCTGCTTCTAAAACGCTCTAAGGGTATAGTTTTTGCTATGGTCTGTGTACCAATTTCTTCTGCTATCTCACGCTCACAAGCTTGCCAAGCAGTTTCTCCTGATTCTGCTGAGCCACCCGCTAACCCCCATACTCGACTGTGTTTTGATTGAGTGCGATGTAGGAACAAAAATCTTCCAGTGTCCGCAGCAAAAAATAGCGCGCCTGCACATACCTGTATCATACTGTTAATTATGTTATAAAGCAAATAAATACACTACAACTGGAAAAACACAATGAGCGAACTATTTTCAAATATACGAATTGTAACTAGAGATGAGGCATTTCTTGATAGGATAGCCGGATTAAGTGGTCAAATTTATACCAATCGCGATACTGGTAGTATTAGAGTCTATAACGGAGACACGCAAGGTGGTGCTGAAATTGCAAAAGCAGATTTCGAAAACATTAACAGTGATGCACAACTAGATTTACAAAGCAAAAAAAATCGATTACGTTTTCACTGGGATACTTTAACTGATCTAGAAACTGAAGTAGACCCAGTTACATATCATGGCATGATTGCGCATGTTCACTCTGAAGGCAGGCTCTACTTTGCTCATGCCGGCGAGTGGATTCCGGTTGCAAACCTTTCCGAAGCACAAAGCATTCCTTATGAAGCAGATACAGAAGATGGATTACAGTGGGTAGAAGGTACTTGGGACTTCGGAAATAATATTATAAAATATGCCAATGCAATACAGTTAGAGGCAGATCTTGCCAACTACGATGCTGGTGTCTACCACGGCATGACAATGCATGTTCATGAAACAGGCGCTCTGTACTATGCTCACGCAGGCGAATGGCGAAAATTAATCACTGACACAGCACATTCAGATGTGGAATCGGCAGGTTACGTTTCACCACTTGGCGCTGCAGCATATTCAAATTCTTATGCAGATTTGAATAACACACCGACTAGCATTACTGAGTTTGGCATTACAGACGGCGAAAACGGCCAGGTGTTAAGTACCGACGGTGCTGGTACTTTTACTTTTGTAGACTTAACAAGCGGCGCAGGCACAGGATTTAACACAATAATTTCGGACGACGGCGAATACACATCAGGATCAACAACTGATCTTGTTATTGCCGGCGGCACAAATATAGAAACCGAGGTTGTTACAGACTCGGACACTTTAACAGTAAGTCTACAGTCTTTTTCAATAGATTTTCTCACTGATGTAGATACAGCAACGAATCCGCCTAGTTCTGGGCAAGTGTTAAAATGGGACGGTGCAAAATGGGCGCCAGGAACAGACGTAGCCGAAGGCGGTTCGGGTCTAGATGCTGATACACTGGACGGACAAGACGGTTCATACTACTTGAACTACGACAATTTTACAAACACCCCTGCAACGCTTACACTAGACAGTTTGTCGATAGGTAACGAACGTACTGCTACCGGCAACGGGGCTATTGAGTATGACGACGCAACTGGTGAATTTAGATATACTCCGCCTACTGCTACGGGCATAGGCGCTCTTACAGAAGTTGCATTCAGTGACTTAACTGCAACGCCTACAACAATTGCGGGATACGGAATTACAGATGCGTTTTCCGGAGACTATGCAGATCTTTCGAACACACCCAGCATTCCCAGTGTTCTCACCGACCTTGGTATAACAGACGGCGCAGACGGAGAAGTACTAACCACAGACGGTGCAGGAAATTTTCAATTCGCAGCAGTGTCAGGAGGCGGTGGCGACCCTGATCAAAATATCTTTGCAACGGTTAGTTCAGATTCAGGATCAACTACAGCAGACACTGTTACCGACACGCTGACAATCGCAGGCGGCACAGATATCGAAACATCTGTAAGCGGTGATACTGTAACAATTGATTTTACAGGTGCAGGCGGAACCAGCCAAAATCTGTTTGAAACTGTGTCTGCAGACTCAGGGTCTACAACAGCAGATACTAGCACAGACACTCTAACTGTATCCGGCGGCACAGATATTTCAACAACAGTGTCCGGAGATACAGTCACTATAAGTTACACAGGATCAGGAGGAGGTGCTGCAAACTTCAACGAACTCACAGATGTTGGTTCTGCAAGCATAGATGTCAATGATATATTTGAAGCCGCTATTGTTACTCTCAGAGTAGACAACAGCGGAGCAAGTGCATATACATTTGATTCCCATTACGCAGGTGATAATCCTACAATCTATGCACTGTCGGGTACCACTATTGCGTTTGATTTGAGTCTTATCGGAGGCCATCCTTTTGAAATACAGGATTCTGGAGGCGCAGCAATATCTGCTGGACTGGTTCATGTTTCGGCTACAGGCACTGTAAGCACAGGCGCAGCAGCTCAGGGATTTGATTCTGGAACACTGTATTGGAGGATACAGGAAAGCCTCTCAGGCAATTATCAATACCAGTGTCAGTTCCACTCTGGAATGAATGGCACAATTACTATCAAGAGACTAAGTGCTATTTAAAACTCAATACGCCAAGTGCCGGTTGGATATTCGCCTTCAAAGGATAACAGCCATTCTGAACCAGTAAACTTATACTGAACACCTGTGTTTAGATTTGTAGTATACACAGGAGTTACTGTAGAATCCAAGTCACTAGAATCGAAAACAACCTGCCATTCTGTGCCTGTCCATTCTATAATATCGTTGGCGCCAGCAACAAAGTCTGATCCGTCTTGATTCTTCCATGCATCGGCGCCGTCCGTGTTTATAACATCTCCAATTGACTCCAATATAAGAATTCTAGGATTAGCACTCAGATCAAAATCTTGAGGATTAG